GGGCGCAACCGCCTCAAGGCATATCATTGCATTTCTGGTGGAACAGCGGGGGATATTATTTTTCGAGACGGGGGTGCTTCTGGCACGATTCGCTTGCAATTTAATATTGGTACAGGTACACAACCCATTTCATTGCTCATTCCCGGCGAAGGCATTTTGTTCGCGACAGACATTCATGTAACGCTACCCGGCACGGCCCCCAATGCAGCTAAAGTGACGACATTTTATGGCTAAGAAAAAAGGCCCCGTTCTCTCGGTCGGTCGTGGTGAAAAGCTACCTGCTTCCAAGGGAGCGGGTTTGACTGCCAAAGGTCGTGCCAAGTACAACGCAGCAACAGGAAGCAATCTGAAGGCTCCGCAGCCACAAGGCGGCGCACGTAAGAAGTCATTTTGCGCTCGTATGTCTGGTATGCCCGGCCCAATGAAAGATGAAAAAGGCAAGCCCACCCGCAAGGCGGCTTCTCTAGCAAGATGGAAATGTTGAGGTAATCATGGACGCACAAAACCAAGAAACTCTGAAGCAAATGTTGGATGGTGCTTCAATACTTACTGTTATTGGAACACTCGTGGAATTCTTACCAGCCGTCTCCGCGCTTCTCAGTATTGTTTGGGTGGCAATCCGTATCTACGAAACAGATACAGTTAAACGACTCATGGGTCGCAAGGAAGGCAGCGATGCCGAGCAAGAGTAAGAAGCAACACAATTTCATGGCAGCGGTGGCCAACAATCCAGCGTTTGCTAAGAAGGTAGGAGTCCCACAGTCCGTGGGCAAAGATTTTTCAAACGCCGATAAAGGCAAAACTTTTAAAAGAGGTGGTGATATGGCAACGAAAATGAACCCCGGTTTTATGGCAATGATAGCTAAGAAAAAAGCTGGAGCCAAATCAGAGACGCCTTCTAAGATGGGCAAGCCTGTGATGAAAAAAGGCATGGACACCGCCAAAGACGGCATGAAGATGGCTAAAGGTGGCGGCATTGAAGCCAAGGGTAAAACCAAAGGTAAGATGGTCAAAATGAACAAGGGCGGCAAAAGCTGCTAAAAGGGGTTAGTCATGGCAAAAGCAAGAAACTTAGCAGCATTGGCAGGACTTGCGGGTCTTGCTTATGCCATGCGGAATAAAGACGACGCGGGCGAGCAAAAGACAAGTTCTTACGCACCCTCTAGCAACATGACTCCGATGCAAGGTGTGGGAGATGCAACAAACGACGTAGTAACGCACGGAAGCTCATATACTGGTCGTAACAACCAGACCCCGATGCAAGGTGTAGGCGACGCAACAGACGATGGCATTCGTTCTGTGGCTAAATCTAAAACGGCCACAACTACTCGCACTCCTAGTACTCCAGCAAATCCTAGCGTCAGATCCGATCAGCTTCGTGGACTATCCAGCGCAGTAAAGCGCGAAGCAAAAACAAAACAATTTGCTCAAGATACCCCCGAAGAGTTGAGTGCACAAAAAACTGATGCGCTTGCGGTATCGTCTCGCGCCGCTAGAGCGGCTGATGCTCGTAGACGTATGGCTAAACAAAGTTCATATAAGTCTGGCGGTATGGTGTCCAAAGGGTCGTCTGCTTCCAGTCGCGCAGATGGCATCGCCACTAAAGGCAAAACACGCGGAAAGATTTGTTAATCATGAACGACGATCTGGAAAAGAACAAACAAGCCCCCCAAGACATTGATGGCGCATCTGCTGGGCGTAAGTTTGGCAAGAATGAACCTAATGTGCCGGAGCAACCCGGTAGCCGCATTCGTGTTGATGGTAAACCTGTAAAACCCGAGAAAAAAATGGCTAAGGGCGGTTCAGCCTCTAGCCGTGCTGACGGCTGTTGTGTTAAGGGCAAAACCAAAGGCACTATGGTTGGAATGAAAAGCGGCGGGATGTGCTGACATGGCTACAAACAGACCAAGGCGCGGAGATGATTTAACCCCCCTTGAAGGTGGCGGTGGCGGTGCTGGCGGCGCAAGCGTCAGAGGTACTAAGTACAGCAATCTACCTTCTCTTAGGGGGAATGCTAACGTGGTGGATGATTTTAGGAAGCTGACCGCTCCCCCCACAAAGGCAAAGGGCGCAGCAAGGCGTTCAGTTGAACTGGCCGAAGATCGCGCTATGAATAGAATGGCTGTGAGAGCCGCAGGTGCAGCGGGTGCAGGTGCAGCGGCCAAAGCTTTGACCAGTGAAGACAAACCCAAAAAAGCCGCAGCTAAGTCCGAGGACTACGAAGATATGAGCGGAGATGTTTCCCTAGACCCTTCAAACCCCACTGGCGCTGCTGGCAAAGGTATGAAAAAAGGTGGCATGACTGCTTCACGTCGCGCTGATGGATGTGCAACTAAAGGCAAAACCAAAGGACGGTTTGTATGATGTCTTCTCGCGGTATGGGTGCAATGAATCCGGCAAAGATGCCGAAGAAAAAGGTCATCCACCGCAAGGATAAGCCGCAAGATGTGGACATGTATGCTGAAGGCGGCAAAACAAAATCCAAAGTAAACGAGGCGGGTAATTACACCAAGCCTGAGTTACGTAAACGGATTTTCAACAGCGTCAAAGCTGCGGCAATCGTAGGTACGGGTGCTGGTCAGTGGTCAGCAAGGAAAGCGCAGGTAATGGCTAAACGGTACAAAGCCGCAGGCGGCGGGTATAGGGACTAACATGAAAGCGCCACAACAGTCCCTTAAAAACTGGGGCGATCAAAAATGGAGAACCAAAAGTGGTAAAAAATCTTCTGACACAGGCGAAAGATACCTTCCTGAAGCTGCAATTAAAAGCCTCAGCCCTGCTGAGTACGCTGCAACAACGCGTGCAAAACGTGCGGGGAAAAAAGCCGGAAAGCAATTCGTAAAACAACCACCCAAAGTGGCAAAGAAAACGGCAGGATTTAGATAATGATTTCTTTTATTCAAAAACAGCTAGACGCTTCTGAACGCATGTTTGAACTGATGCACAGAGATCACAAAGAACGTATGGAACAGATTGCCATGTGGGCGGATATGAACGACAGCCTTATGCGTAAGTTGGAGGAGCGCGATAAAGAAATTCAACGCCTGCAAGGTCTTTTGATGGCGTATGAGACGGCGGAGAAAATTTAATGGCAACAACTTCTGGCGCAACAGGTTTCAACCTAGACCTCACCGAGTTGGTAGAGGAGGCGTTTGAACGCGCCGGTGGTGAAATGCGCACGGGGTATGACTTACGTACAGCCAGACGCAGTTTGAATATTATGTTTGCTGACTGGGCAAACCGTGGCATCAACCTGTGGACTATTGAGACCGGCACGATTGACTTTGTGCAAGGCCAGAACACCTATGCCCTGCCCGACGACACCATTGATTTACTTGAGCACGTGATCCGTACAGGTGCGAACGTAGCTGCAACTCAGGCTGACTTGAGTATCACGAGAATTAGCGTTTCTACCTACGCTACGATCCCCAACAAGATTACCCAAGCCAGACCTATTCAAGTTTGGATTCAACGATACAACGGACAAACTTCGCCGACAGGGATAACCCTAAATGGCGCAATTACAGCCACTTCTACTCAGATTACACTGAACACTGCGGTTGGCTTACCTGCTGCCGGGTTTGTAAAGATTGACAATGAGATCATTAATTATGGCTACATAGACGGGAACGTCTTATACAACTGTTTCCGTGGTCAGCAGGATACAACTGCCGCAAGTCACACAAGTACGACCGCTGTCTATTGGCAACAAGTCCCCGCGATCACCGTTTGGCCTACCCCAGACAATGCACAGCAATACCAATTTGTGTATTGGCGGCTGCGACGTACCCAAGACGCAGGCGGCGGTGTCAACATCATGGACGTGCCTTTTAGGTTTTTACCCTGCATGGCGGCTGGCCTGTCGTACTACATCGCTGGAAAGATTCCAAATGGCGCGGAACGCATTCCGTTCCTCAAGACGCAGTATGACGAGGCATGGGAACTGGCAGCATACGAAGATCATGAAAAGGCAGCTTTGAGGCTTGTACCCCGTCAAACTTACATTGGGAGGTAGATGTGAGTAATCGTTTTGCCTCTGGCAAGAACGCAATTTCGGAATGTGATCGGTGCGGGCAACGATTTAAACTGAAGGTTCTGAAGACCGAGATTAAAAAGACAAAGCAATATAACTTGTTGGTTTGTCCTGAGTGTTGGGATCCAGATCACCCTCAGTTGCAGTTGGGGATGTATCCTGTGGATGACCCGCAGGCTTTGAGGAATCCTCGCCCTGATCGCAGTTATGTGCTTTCAGGCACAAACGGATTGCAGCTTGACCCAACCGGAACCGGCACTGATGGAGCGGGAACGGTAGAAGGTGGTAGCCGAATCTTCCAGTGGGGTTGGTATCCTGTTGGTGGAGCTTCTGGTTTTGACACGGGGCTAACACCAAATAACTTGGTTTTAGCTGTAGAACTTGGTACAGTTACGGTAACAACGACTTAAGGAGTTAATCATGGACAAAAAAGACTTGAAACAAGACAAAAAGATGATTGCTGGCGCAGTGCATAAGCATGAGAAAAAGCTGCACCCCGGCAAGCCTATGACAAAGCTAGCCAAAGGCGGCGTTTCCAAAATGCACAAAGGTGGAAAAACCAATGACGACATGATGAAAATGGGACGTGGTATGGCTAAGGTCAATAACCAAAAAACCGGCATGAAGGCTTAATCATGGCTAAATTCAGCATGAAACAAGGCGGCAAAGAAGTTGGTAATGCCAGCGTCTACGCAGAGCCACACACTATGGACGGTAAGGCTATGAAAATTTCTTCTTCGCCCGGTAAAGAACCCAACCACAGCGAAGCTAAAACAGTCAACATGAGCGTTGGCAACATCAGCAAAGCTGCTGGTAATCAGCCTATCAAAACCGACGGCATCAAAATCCGTGGTACTGGCGCAGCTACTAAAGGTCTGATGGCACGAGGCCCGATGGCATGAATTACACGACGTTGTATAACACGATTCAGTCGTATACGGAGAATCAGTTCCCCGATGTATACCTTGCGAGTGGGAGTACCGTATCTGCGACTACGCAGATCAATACCTTCATTACGCAGGCTGAACAACGTATATACAACTCAGTGCAGTTCCCATCGCTTCGCAAGAACGTAACAGGCGTGACAAGCACGGGTAATAAATATCTGTCTTGCCCTAGTGACTTCTTGTCTTCATTTTCTTTGGCTGTTGAAACTGCGGATGGGCAAGAGTTCTTGCTGAATAAAGATGTGAACTTTATCCGTCAGGCTTACCCCAAGGCGACTGATACCGCGACCCCAAAATACTACGCTTTGTTTGGGCCAACAACTACCAACGATCCGACACCCGTTGTTACGAATGAGTTGAGTTTTATTCTTGGCCCAACCCCAGATGCTGTATACAACGTAGAACTCCACTACTACTATTACCCCGAATCCATTACTACTGTTGCTTCTGGACAGACATGGCTTGGGGATAACTTTGACACTGTGTTGCTTTATGGTTCTTTGGTAGAAGCCTACACCTTTATGAAGGGTGAGACTGACGTCATTGCTGGTTATGAC